CACTAATACGAATGTTTACGCCATTGTCAGCAACTATTGGCGTTGAGCTAGGTCCATAAATTTGAGTAAGAGCAGTAACTACATTACTTCCATTTACAGATGCTCTATAGATATTATTGTTATATGGTGATGTGGCATTTAAAAATAAAACAGTATCATTGTCTTGTAAGTTAAAGTTATTGGATTGTCCAATTATCCCACTAGAAGGATCAGTAACAGTATCAATTAATTGTGTTACACTACCTAAACTACTTTTAGCAAAGTTGTATTTCTCAATACCAGCTCTAAACGAAATAATTGGTCGTACACCACGAAACTTATCTAATGTGTAATCACTTGCTGTTACACTGTTAAATGTACAAATAGCAGTTACAGTTTCTTCGTGTATCCATAAGTTACGTCTACTCCAAGCACTTTGGTCTGGGGATTGGCGTTCTTCAACTACATAATCTCTACTCAATACTTCGTATTCAGTGAGGTCATAAGTTGGATAAACAAAATTAGTTTGACTGCCATCCCATTGACTTGGTTCTTGTACACCATATATAGTATCGTTAAACCATACTCTTTTTCCATAACCAGTACCAGTGTTTTCAAACTGTCTAGTAAGTTGAATACTAGTACCAACACCATCTACAATGTAGATATCATCAACAGTATAATCACTATTTCCTGTTACATTAGCACCAGTAAACTTAACTCGCATACCGTTAAATAAGCCTAGTTGTTTGTTATTTGTCAATATTGGTGTTTTATAATATGGCTGTCCAACAATGCTAGTAATATTAATTGGATCGCTTACTGTTGCGTTTACTTCACAAACTGGAAGGAAATCTACTAACCAAAAGTAATGATGATAGTTAATAAACATATCATAGTCAATTGGTAAGTCTAATGTATATCCAGGCTCATTAAAAATACGGGTTGTATTATTAGTGTCTACTTCATTGAACTTTAATATATCAATCAAGTCATCATATGTCATCGCTTCGGTAATGTTCTGATCTTGATCACGAACTACTCCGCCAGGAACAAATTGATAGTTAGTTGCTGTTCGGTTGTCGGATATATATCTGTCAGATGCAACATTTTTATTTTGTGTATTACCTAAATAATAGTTAACAGCTTCCATACTACCACTTGACATTAACTGCTCAAGAGTACTATTTAAAAACTTTTTGTTAACAGTTGTTTGGAAAATTGTTGGAAGTAAATCCACAGTATTTCTTGTACCAACATACTCAGAACTTTCTCCAGGTCTAGTAGATTTTTTCGCTATGATTGGGTTGCTGTGGAACTTGCTCATTTAATATTAACTCCGCTATTTGCTGCTATTGATGTAGGATTATAAACTGTACTCTTACTTACATTAACGTTACTAGTTGTTATAACTGGTAAAAATAATTCATCACTGTCACTAATTATTTCGAACAATGCGTTTGGCTTTGCTTGATTGTCTACTGATTCGATATTAATTTGTGCTACTTGACCAACTGTATTATTATGAATAAAAGCTGCTAGTTCAGTAAAATAAAATGTATCTCCAAAGTCCCAATTATCAATACTAAAATATAAATTAACTAGCCGTATTACTTCTTGTTTAATTTCAGTATCACTAAGTGTACAATTAGCAGTTTTGGTTACATTAAATTTGGCTTGTAGCTCACTACTTGCTAAATCACCAAAAAGTATTTTGTACTTAACTGGTCGATATATAATTTGATCACTAATTGATTTTTTACTGTCTAAACTTTTAAACAAGTTATTCAATGAAGAGATAGTAGGAGGATTTGGTTTAGTATATCCTCTACCATCATATTTTGCCCATGTTCTAAAACTGTTTTCGTATGTTGTTAATAATACATATGTATCAATAATATTAGTTGTTGCTGGATCAATGACTTGATTAACATCAGCAATTCTTGTATACTTACTTGCTAACCCACTACGTCCAGTTACAGTTGTTCCACTACTAGCGTCACGTACTGTATAAGTAAATCCATCAACAACTTTTGTATTAAGTGTAATTGTTTCATCTCCAACAATATCATGGAAAGCACTTGGATTTACTGGAAACCCGTCATTAGTAGGACTTGATAATGTTAATCTAATTTTGTTAGGATCAGTATATCCATCTGGGTATGTAAAATAGCCAAATGCGTTCATAGTGTAATCTGTACCAATTGGTAAACTGTTTGATTTACTTTTACTATTAATGCCTAGTACTTTAATGTTGTCCATACTTGGCTTTAGTGTTTCACTACTAAATGTTTCAGCAAAGTTTAAGTTAGCAAATTTAATTTGCTCATCACTACCAAATATATAACGTGTCTTACGTGTTATAATTTCCCACTGTGTTGAAGTATAGTTTAGTCTTATAATCCAACTATTGTCAAGGCCGGTACCATTTGTATCACCTTCATATGTTCTGTTCCAACTACTTGGATTATTATTTGTAAGTGAACTAGTAACTAAGTCACTACCATCAACTACTGTCCAAGCCTGTGATACAGCATCAAATCGTAAACCAAAACTGTTGTTGTTTGTAATACGATTAAGTACATCTGTTTTAATAGTACTAGTTAAATCATTAGCCCAACTTGGCAAGATACGTTTAATACGTGCGCCACTTGGAATAACTCCACTAAGTGTAATACTACCACGTCCAATTTGGTCAATACCAGTTGGCGTACCAACACTGTTATCAATTCCTAATCCATCATTATAAACACCAGTTACTCTTACCCATTTTGTATCAGCACTTGATACCACGGCTGTTGCTGTAGCACCTGTTCCGCCACCGCCAGTTATTGTAATGCTAGTAGCACTATCATAACTTAGTCCAGAGTCGGTAATAGTAATACTAATTACTTGTCCACTACCATCAATATTTGCTGTACCAGTTGCTCCTGTTCCAGCACCAGTTATTGATACTGTTGGATCTGATGTATATCCACTACCAGCAGAAGTTATCTTAATACTAGTAATGTATCCGATTTTATAAGGAGGAGTTACAAACTCAATTATTGAGTTTATATCAATTTTATTCATTGGAGCAATACCAGTGCTTTTAATACGTTGTATAGTACTAGTATCGTCAGTTAAGTATCCTGTACTTGTGTTTGCGCCTTTAGTAACTTGGTTCCAACGGAATGTATTTGTTGCTGTACCATCTGTGTTATAGTAAACAATATTAGCAGTTGTATTAGTATACTGGCTAGCTGGTGTATACGAACTATCTGGTCCATAATACTGTCTATCATAAAAGAAGTTTTTAACTTCTGGATTATCTAACAGTGGCTTAATAAATCTACTGTATGTTTGCTCACTGTTTAAATTTGTTGGCAAACTAACTACACTACGAGCTGCTACGTCTTCTCTATATAGATATCCATCATCTAAAAACTGTATAGCATCACTATAACTACCAGTTGGATCATTAAAATCTCTAAAGCGACTGTGTCCACTGTGTACACGGTTAATACTTTTAATCTTGCGAATGTTTTCGCTTACTGTTAATGGGAAAATACTATAATCTTCTGCTGTAACAAGTCTATCCTGAGTACTATGGAATCTACCAGCATTGTCTTTAATACTTTGTAAACTTTCACGTTGACTAGCATTACTTACTCTAGATTTTAAACTTGCCGTAAGCACAGCACGGTATGTATTTCCGTCACTACCTAGATAGTTAAATGAATATGATGTTGATCCAAAACTTTCAGGGTTTAGGGTGTAACTACGATTTAATCCGGTTCTATACCAAACACGTATAATACCACGTGGTATATTTCCAAACAATCCATCACCAAAAACAATACTAATTTTATCATCTTCTCTGCTTGATACAGTATAAATGTTTCTAAAGTTGTTGTCAAGATTATTATATATTGCGTTTAGTCCAAAAATACGATCAACTTGATTCCAGTTTGTTAATACTTGACCAATTTCGTCAATATTTTGTACCCAAATATTTCCATTTGCTACATTAGTATCTTCTATATCAAGTACAAGATTTGGCAATCCGTCAGTAATATTAAAGTCTTTAAAATGTAGTGAACCTTGTTTAAATCCAAAGAAGAATCCTGTGTCAGGACTACTAAATCCACCATTGTCATTTTTATATACTATGTCAAGTGCGCCATATGGATCAGGAGTTTTCTCTTGAATACGGTTTGTACTACTGTTAATATACAAACTGTGTGCGCCAAATACTGCTCGACCTCCACTAATGCTTCCGTTAAATTCGTATGATGGCTCTGTACTTGCACTAGTTGTTCTATAAATTTCATTTGTAATACCATCACGTACACTTCTACTAAATGGTGTACCAAATTGATTACTATTACCAAACATACTATTCATTACTGTAATAAAGTTTTGGTATGCTGTTGGATCAGTAACATCTTCAAACTGTAAGTCAACATTCGCAAGACTGTTTCCGTCTACATCGTATACTGTTTCAGTTGTTTTAATACTGTCAATTTTTAAATAACCACTAGCTACTACGTTACGTGTTGGATTATATCCTAAAAATTCAGCAATGCGGAGGGCGCTATCTCTGCGTTCTGCTGTACTTAAATAATTTTCACGTGAGTTAAGGTCATTACGAAACGCTAAGTTGTGTCCCAGGAATGCCATTAATTCTAGTAAACTTGTAAACTCACTTGAACTAATCCAGTCATTAAAATTTTCTGGGTAGTTAGTATCTATATACTCTACCATTGCGTTCTTAATAGTGTCAAAATCGTATGCTTGGAAGTTTGCTTGAGCAAAACTTTCGTATATTACACTAAAATCTTCAGCAGCAAATAAACTGCTCTGTCTTGCGCCTTGTGCCATTATGTTGTCTCACTTGTGTATGTTAAATATAGTTCTTCAGCCAATCCTGTGTCATCGTAAATAACACGTACTCGTATATCAAGCTGATGATCTGTTGGCTTACTTAGATTTATTTCACTAAAAATCCATCTAGGATCGCTGTCAATAATATTTTGTACATCATCTCTTGCGGCCTGTTCTGTAATATCGTCTAAAGGTTCAAAAACTAAATCAGGTAGTATTGAACCAAAATTTGGATTCATAACTCTTTCACCTTTACGTGTGTAAAAGTGATTCATTAAGTCACGAAGAGCCAAGTCCTTGTCTACAAGGACTGTGTTAATATTATTTCTATCAATTGTGCTATATCCAACGTATGTAACCATACCGATATTTATAGCAAAATTAACTGCTATGTTTTAAATTTTAGTAGTAAATCGCACAATATCACCAGTTTTTAAAGATTTAGTTATAGTAATAACGTTATTAAGTAAAGTAAAGTCAAAATAATGTTGAATTGCCTCACCATTTACTTCCACTATAAGTTTTTCTACTGGTTCCATACTTGGACTATTTGTTATTGTAAAGATGTTAGTGGCACTATACGTAAAGTTTTCAATAACTAATGTGTTAGCATATGCTTTAGCAATAGTTCGTTTTATACCTTCTGGTGTATTAGGCAGAAATTTTAAAGTCTCTGCGTAGTATGCAAATCTTGCTCTTTCTAAATCATTTTCATCAAATTCATTAATTTGATTCTTATCACGCATTTCGAATATACCAGTTTGTCTCATCCAACTACGTGATTTTGATTTACCATAATCACTCAATCTTATAATACTAGCAGCTTTAATACAACAAACTCTGTTAAAATTACTACGCTTAATCATACTAGCTACAGTTGTCCAATCACTGTCAGCAATATAATCACGTATTTCATATATGTCTTCATCTGCAGTAACAGTTAACACATCACCGTTAATAATATAGTATAGTAACAGTCCATCGAATACACACTGTGGTATACTTGTTAATCCAAATGATTTTAATTGACCTATTAGTGTTCGTTGATTATTTTGAAAATCTTTAATCCAAATATCATGTGCTTGTTGTTCAGTAATGCCTTGGTTAGCACCAGCAATACTATATCCAGTTTGATTATAACCAACATAACGTGCCATATTCAGTGTTACTAGAATT